AACAGATAATCTTTATCCAGACTCAAAAACTCTTTATCTTCGTAAAGGGCTGCTGATGGGTATTTCAGAGATATCCCAGATTTATTAGTGATCTTGATATTGTTATCCATTTTCTCTGGAAACTCTACCTTCACATCGTCTAGGTTGATTTCGAATTCATAAACCGTTTCATCTTCATTATCTTTGTATGATGCTTTGATTATGTTGTCAACCGAAACAGCTCTTAGCTTAAGAAAGATATACTCTAAATCAAACACAGCCAACTTGCTGATATCTAACTTTGGATCAAGCGAACAATTGTTAACGATTTGTTTGATGGCGGCTAAAACATCAACATCGCTGCCGCCTTCTTTTGCCATAAGCAACAGTTTTTCTTCTTTTACAAGAAATGGTCTAAACTTATAATTTTTCTTCAAAGAAGGTATTTCAATATTGTGAATAGGGTGGTCAAGTTTTGGCAAAGTTGACATATTATATCTCCATTATTTTAATTTACGCCAGGTCTAATCGTAGTTGTATTTCTGATCGATCTGAAAGGTCTTTGTGGTTGTGGTGCTGGTTGTGGTTGGACAGAACTTCCAACCAATGCATAGCTAGTATAAGAAATTGACAAATTCAATCTCATTAAACTACCATCGCCCCAGGAAAGAGGCATTTCTCTCATTGCTACAGGAAATGCTTCATAGAGGTTTATTTTCTGAATAGAATTACCAAAATGATCGTAGACTATAATTTGCATTACAGTTGAGTAATTATCTTTATACTCAGCTTGATAATTCGGAAAAGAATTACTTGTTGGTCCATTAGCGGATTCTAGACCGTTAAACCCAAATATTAGGTTCAACCAGTTATACCAATACTGCCATATTTCGCCATAATGATCCATCAATAACGTCATGTTTATGTCTTGAAATTGAGCGTTAATAGGCATATTTTGTACTGAGCCGATACCATATCTTTGTATTTGCGATGTCATTAAATTAATACCAGGAGCTCTGACCTGTTCAACTCTCAACTTTAAATTCTTGGCGATTCTTTGAATATCGCTATCAGTACCCTGATTGTTTAGAACTTTATTCTGAAGAATATTTGGAGTTTTGATTATTACATCAAAACTGTTGTTATCCAAATAACCGTAGGAATTAAGGTTTTCTTTGAAGCCTTGTATATTAAATGGCATTTCTGATCCTAATATGGAGGCGAACCTGCATATCGCCTATTTGGGTTAACATTCCATTTTTGTAGAGGCAATAATGCAGCCTTTTCCCAATCTTGCGGATCAACCTGATAAAAAGAACTTCTTACATGATTGAAGAGATATCTCTTTATGCAGTTCTCAACGCCTCTTAATTGGTTAGAATAGTATTTTAGTAAACTATACGTAAGAACCAATTTTTTATTTTGTATATATTTATCGTTATCATTAATATCGACTAATCCCTTCATCATATTAACTCTGGCCAAAGGAGGCAGATAATGAAGGTTGATTCCTAGAAAACCGTCATGATACATCTCAACAGGAAATACTAAAGGATGAGCGTCATAAAAAGGGAGAGTGTTTTTATATTTGGGATCATACAGAAATAACATCAGAGCGCCAATTTGAGGGCTGCTGCTTTTCTCGAATATCTTGTTAGGGTCTCTTTTACCCATATTCGATACAGTGTCTTGATACCACTGAGAAGAATCTTTGGACTTATTCGATAAGTCCATAGCGGTAGATCTCAGAAGTTTACTAAATCTGTTTGACATTAAAATTTGATTCCTAGTTCTTTTTCGGTCATAATAATAAACTCGTAACCCCTGTCTTTACAGTATTCACGAGCAGCTTTCCATTTAGCAGAGTTCACACCCCAACGCATTACCTCATTTATATATCGTTTTGTTTTGCGCCCTTCCATGAGCGGAGGTGGTCTGCACTGAGCAGCTGGTTTCACTTCAATCAAAACAGTTCTCGTTCCGCCGTTCGGTGTTTTTAACCTAGCGGTGAAATCAACATAATAACGATGAATTCTATTATCCAGAGGCGAACGATATGGGACTATCGTTTCTTCGCTTTGCCACCATATAACGTTGGGATCCTTATCCAACCGAGCCATGAGAACGGATTCCCATCTAGATCTATAGATTATGTTTGTTGGATCGCCCTTGTATTTGTTCGGGTTTCTTGGATTAAAATAACCTTTGTGAGTAGCCATTCTCAGATTTCTAATAAATAAAGATAAAACCTTATTTATTAAAAAGGGTAAAGATGGCCAACTTTAATTTTCCAACTCAACCTCAGAAACAAAATAATGGAGGTAATGTTTTTCCTTCAGATTTGCTTCAAGGCGATAGACAATATTACACTAGTATTTCGTTCTCTGATTATTCTGCCAATCCAGGAGCTCTTTTGGGGGGAGGTTCAGGATATAATTTCAGTTTTGGTGGTCAATTTAAACTACCTTTACCAAAAAGAATAGTTGATAACAATTCTCAAATATGGAGCGAATATGACGCTTCGACGATGGGTAGTTCTTTGCTTCAGATGGCTCAAATTGGCGGCGCTGCTGGTGGCGGAACATCTTATCTTAGTCCATTAGTGTTCATGACTTATAAAAGACCAACTTATAAAGAACACGAGTTACAATGGACTCTTTCTGCTTCGAATAAAACTGAATCGAATAATTTGAAGAAAATGATTAAAGAGTTTAAGGCTAGTGCAGCGCCAAAATTAGCTCTCATGGGAGCTGCCTATAAATATCCTAAAATTTGTCAAGTTACATTTAACCCAAAAGATTATTTGTTCGCACTTAAACCTTGCGCCGTAATCACAGTTTCAGCAGATTATACAGCCGCTGGCGGACCATCATTTTATAAAAGCGGTGCACCCACAGTAGTAGGTCTTACACTAAGGCTGAGAGAGATTCAGCTATGGACAGAAGATCAAATAAGAATGATGGATCCATAAATGCCAGAAAGATATTTCGAAAAATTTCCTGTAATAACTTACAGTAACAATCAAGTCGTTGATATCACCAAAAGAGTAACTCTATTGGATAGAGTATCTGAAAGCCCATACGTGTTTTATCCATACGATATTTCTAACGCTGAAAGGGCTGATCATTTCTCACATCGATATTATGAGGACAGTTATAAAAGCTGGATTCTCTACATTTCCAATAAAATAATTGACCCTTATTACGAATGGTATCTAGACAACCAACAATTTACAGATTTCATAACAAAGAAATATGGATCTATCCCAGACGCCCAACAAAAAATAAAATATTATAGAAATAATTGGGAGTCTGATAAAGGTAATAATATTGGTACAGCTGAATATAACTCACTAACTGTTGCGCAACAATATTACTGGGAACCAATTTACAAAAACGGCGTTGTATATTCTTATAAAAGAAAAGAGTCAAATTGGAATAAAGATACGAATAAGATAGTTAGATATTCCGTATCTGCTAATGCATACCAGTTAAGCGCATTTGTCAATAACGAAATTGTTGAAGTTGTTTTTGATAATTATAATACTGGTAACGGTCAATTTGTTATGTCGAACACAGTAAATGTATATGTCAATTCTTCGCTTTTGACTAACACTAACCTTAATTTCGTTTATTTGCAACACATGAGAGGGCAATACGAAACTAATAATACAGCTGGTATTGTGGTCACTGGTAATAGTTACATTTATGGAACAGAAAGCCAAATAAACGTAGCTATAACTATTGTTGAGAACGAATCAACAAATGATTCTGTGATAGTTGTAGCAAATAACATTGCAGCCGATGAAGAAAGATATTGGGAAAGCGTTTCATATTACGATTATGAAGAAGAAAAGAACGAATACAACAAAACCATCAGAGTGATGGAAAAGAATCTTTCAGAAGTCGCTGTTGACAATTTAATTAACTTGATGAAGGAACCTTTCTAATATGCCAGCTGGTGATATTAAAATATCTTCTCTAAAAATTGGAGATTTGGATTTAACAAATTTCAAACAAGCTAGTTATGTTGGTTTGAATATCTATGAAGACATTCTAAATCCATATGGTCCAGTTGCAGAAGTTAGAGTCCTAGATCATAGTGACGCTCTTGGTAAAAATAATATCCAAGGAGCGTATGATAAAGACATAGAGATAACATTGTCCGGAGCCGACAGTGGTTTCAGCGGCGGTCAAAAGAAATATAAGTTGAAAATGTATCAGAATAAAAATCTGAACGATCAGTCGATTCATAATATTTCCAACCTAAAACACAAACAATATGATATCCGTGCAGTATGTCCTGAGCTATTAAACGCTCAAGGTAATTATATGCAGAAAAGCTATAACGACACGACTGACAATATTGTAGAAGATGTTGTGAAAAAAGGTTTCAAGACCAAATTACAAATCGACAAAAAGAGTAAGACAGACGGTAAAAGAAGAGTTATTCTTAATAATAAACATCCTCTAGATGCATTAAAACACTTAAATCGTCTACACGTTTCCCAGGAAGATAAATCTTCTTGTTATGTTTTGTTTCAGGAAACAGGCGATCAGCAAAAGTATGTATTTTCTACTTTCGAAAAACTGTTCAAAGAACAACCAGTCGTTACATTAAAACAAACAACAACACTCGACGCTTCTAATGCAAGCGATCAAGATAGACAAAACTCTATAATGTGGTTCAAGGCTTCTGATTCGTTTTTTACCCCGACTCGAGTGTTAACTAAATCAGCGCAGAAAACGTTTAATTTGACAACACATAAAGTTTCTTCGCCAGATCCAGATCAGCCTCAACAGTTTAAACTTCCTGGACAGCCAGAATATACTGGTCAGGCTCAACACGCTGACGCTGTCCATCATTATACAACTTTTGACAAAGCGAACGACAAAGATAAACACAAAACAGCAGATGCCAGAGATAATAGAGCAAATTTTCTTTCTTATTTGATGCAAAATTCTGCAGAGCTGGAAACCTATTTCAACCCAAAGATTAAATTGGGTTCTATGATTAAACTTGATATTCCTGCGAGAACTGCTGATGGTTCAGGTAAAGAAAAACAATTCAACGGTCAGGTTTGTGTTGTTGCAATTAGAACAAAAATTAAACCGCTGGGACAAACCCCAAGAGCTACTATGATTCTTAGAGTTATTAAAGGTGGTGCATTTGATCAAAGTGGTGGAGGTCAACCGTGAAATTAAGAACAGGTTATGTAGTTGAATATAAGAAAGACCCAACAAAATCTGGTCGTGTAAAAATACGTTTACATGGTCATCAAGACGACACACAGAAAGTCAAGGACGAAGACCTTCCTTGGGCTATTCTTATGCAACCAGTAACTCATGCATCTACTCATAAAATTGGTCCAACACCGTTCGGGCTGAAGGTGGGTTCTAGAGTTATTGTTGGTTATATGGAACATGACACCGAAGAATTGTATCCAATCGTATTAGGTTCGATTGCACGTGGAGAATTGGACGACGCATAATGGCAAATAAGATTAAACAAAAAGACCAAAAGACTGGTGGTAAGATCGAACCTAAAAATGCAGGTCCAGATACTCCTGGTTTTTCTAGCACAGACGAAGAAAATTTCTTTGACAAAGATTTAACTATTTTCTTTAATCAATTTCTTGGTCAGGAAAAACCAAAAACCGAAGATCCAAAATATCCAGAGTCTCCAGGAGTTGAAAAAAACAAAGCCAAAAAGCTCGAAGATGTAAGAAAGAAAGTTGCACCGAGTGGTGACAAACCAACAACGGCTGCTGCTAAAAAGGGAACTAAAGATCTACCAAAAGCTGTTAAAGAAGTAGACCCTCAAGGTCAAGCACAGCAAATACCTCAATTATACCAAAACATGTCTATGATTATGGGCATTATGAGTATGGGCGCTGGTCTTGGTGGTGGTTCTGGTGGTGGTAATAGCGGTTTCACAGTCACAGGAACACCATCAGGAATGAGTATCGTTCTTACTGATGGTTTCGTTGGGGCGCTCGCTATTCTTATCAAGAAATTTGGATTCGAACGAGTAATTAAAATGTTCGTTCTTATTACTCTACCTAATGGCGGATTACAACAATTAGACAGCTGGTATCAACCAATCGTCATTAAAGCGATTTCTGCTCTGTTAAAAGTAGCAATTTATTATGGACCATTGAATATTCCAGTTTCTTCTTATGACGAAACGTATTATGGAGATATCGTTCCAACTAATCTAGTTACACTAGAAGAAGTTCCAGACTTTTACCAGAAACAATATTATGGTTCTCCTGCTAACGAACCATATCCAGGCTACGATCAATGGATCGATCCCAACGACCTAACAGCTACAATTTATTACGTTAGAAGAGAATTGGGAACTTATACGTTTGCTTCTGCACAAGAGGAAATTTACTCAAATGTTGAACGTGGTATTGCTGCTGATCTTGACAAATATTTCTATGTTGATCCAACCCAATATACTATTAGTCAGGGAGCAGATCCATTATTCCCACGTTATTTGAACGATGTTCTTGATAAATGGATTAAACAGATTGAAGTTCAACAAGGAAACTTAATTATTGGTAATAATGCTGGTGGCGGAGGCGGCGGAAACAACATGGCTGCTATGATGGGTATGTTAATCGGTCTGTTGATGCAGCTTATTCAGATGTTCCAACAAGAACAAATCGGATCAAAAAACGGAACGGTTGCGGGAAGCACAGCCAGTGTTATGGAAGATTTCCAGAAACAAATGGGAATGAACAATCAAATTCTACAAGTCGGAATGCAAGCACTCGGCGGTGGTGGGCTCGGTGGCGCACTTGGCGGATTGGGTAGTCTTGCTCAAATCGGCGGTATGGGTGGTTTTGGAACACTCGGAGGAATTTTGGGCGGAGGTGATATTGGTGGAATGATGGGCAGTCTAATGGGTGGTTTTGGTGGCCTTGGAGGAGGCTCTGGTGGTGGTGGAGGAGGAGCAGGTTCTGGCTTCCCCGACGCAACTATTGGTGGATCTGGTGCATGGTCGGAACAAACCAACAGCGGTCTTTCTAACACTGAAATATCAGATATGCAAACATTACTAACACTACTAGGAATTGAAGAGACTACAAATGGCGCATAAGGATTATAACAAAAAAGCACCAAAGTCTAAAGTCTGTAACCAGAAAACCAAACCAAAATACGGTTTCGTTCATGGTAATTGGGACGAATGTGGTGGTCATGATTGGGTATATGTAAACGCTGAAGAAGGAAAGAAAACTTTTCGTCAGAAATTAAACCCTTCTGGTGGTTATCAAGTAACTGAAGCAGATGATGATGTCAAAGAAGGTCATTTTGAAATAACTCCAGGAAATAAACACTCATATGCTGGAGCAGGTCATTCTGTTCACGTCGACGGTCATTACGATTTTAATACAGAGTCAAC